GTCATAGTCAATGCAGAGCATCCTTGCGATTTCGCCCATGCTATCACATCTTCATGCATTTCTAAAATCTGATCCAACTCGCCGCCACCAAGAAACACGTTTAAAACTTTCTTTCTCGGATATACCACTATTTCGGTCACTATGCACCCCCTCGGCGTAGGCCAGAGCTGCATGCTACCTTTGTATATACCTTCGGCAACGTCGATAAAGTCATGCGTGCCGCCGGAATACTCCAAAGCGGCCTCAATCCAATCGCGGCATCTCTCAAGCTCTTTATCCATGAAGCCTCGTAATCGCTAAGGTTGACGCTGGGATCGCTGGCACCGGCGAAGACGCTGCGGTGTAATTCAGAAAGCCGCTTGTGCTGTCAATCATGTAATTCACTTCCAAGTAATCACCGGCTGCAAGCGTGAATATCTGTGTGCGCGACGCGACCAGCGTGGCGTTGTTTTGGTGCAGCGCCGTTGTCATTCCGCTATCTGCCACGTTGGTTCCGTTGATGCTGGGCCAGAAGTAGAAGTGAACCGTGCTGGCAGACGTTGATGATATTTGCGCAGAGAACGATATGACGTATTCGCCAGCTTCCTCGAAAACAATCCTTGAAGCGGGCGTGCCTTGTGTTATTCCGTCATTGCCGGTGGGAGCATCGTAAGTCAGCTTGTAGGCTGTGTTTGCTGCTACCGGCACGACGTCAGCCGTTTTCATAAAATCAGCGTGGCCATCCTCAAGCACAACCTGACGCCACTCGCCATTTTTGGAAACAACGGGATATCCGTTGACGTTATCCCACAGCAAAACGCCGTTCTCAGAAGCCGACGAATACGTTTCCTTAAACCCCAGCTGATCCAAAGCACGGCCCAAGTAGCGCCGCATATTCTCGGCCCACTGGTTTATGTTTTCCGTAATGGGTGGAAGTATTCGGCTCATCTGCGCCCGCCAGCCACCGCGTCAAGACGCATGATGCCGACGCGCCAATCAGAAGACGTATTGCCCGTGACCCGCATTCTTACCTGACGTCCGGTAAATCGCAGGCTTGTTGGGTTGGCCATGCTATACGGCCCGTAGTCTCGCTCCGTATCCGTTGGGTAGAAACGCGTCTTAAATGTGGCATTAACGTCACCCAGCGTGTTTTCGTCTGGGATCATGCCGCGCACCGCCATTACGTTTTCGCCAACGCCCAGCGCAATCGGGCCTGTCTCGGCAAACGGAGATTGACCGCCATAATCAAAACCAATCTCCTGCTCGTATAAAATGCCATCAGCGGCAATCCAAAAGGGCTGACGAAACACGCCTCGATCCACACCAGCTGTGCGGTCGATTGTGCCGGTTGTCCAAATGTTTTCAGCGTAATCGAATGCAACGTAGCTGTCGCATTCTATTCCGCTTGCGCTTGGATAAAACCACCAGATTTCGTTAAACCGGCTGTTCACAACGGCGTGAACCTTTGAGCGCTGGTCATTGTTCATGTCGCTGAAAACATAATCAGCAACCTCGCACGGCAAGTCTCGCACAGATCCACCAGCGTAAATAAAGAATGAACGCTGGCCCATCCACACAACGCCCTCGTCAATCGACGCAGCCGCGTTGGACGCAATCAGGCCGCACGACGTGCCAACGCGTTCAAAGCCATACACAAACGGCGGCCCGCTATATGTGGCCGTGTGCGCGTCTTGATCTGTAAGGATTAATGCCTGCCCGCGTGTGCGTAATCCCTTAAGGATTGTGCCGTTGGTTTGTATCTCAATGTCACCGGCTTCGTTTGTCGCTGCTGGCGTCCAAGTGTTGTTGTCCTCGCGGTCAGACCATGCAACCTTTCGGGGGTTGCCGCCTGCGCCAAACGCAAACACAAAACGCTCCTCTGTCACCATCATGCTAGAGCAGTTTGTCGGGGCGTTTGACAGCACGGCGGCGGGCGTTGCAGCGTTAAGCTGCCACTGGTAAATCTTGCCGTCATCGGCTGTGTTGGCCAGCAAGTATTCGCCCCAGTTTTCCAAGCTCCATGTGGTCGCTGGCAAAATAGAGCCGGTGTCTTCTGCGGGCAGGCCGTAAAGGCTGGTGCCGTAAACATTGCCGCCATAGCCAGTGAAGGACGTGGAATCCTGCCTGCCTGCGGTAAAGCCGACGGGCGTGATCTCGCTGACAGTGTTGCTAGACGTCATGGCGTACAACTTATTGTACGTTCCAAACGCCACGCGGCGATCTCCGTTGTTGCCTTCCCACGCAATCATCGTGCGCGTCACGCCGTCTAGGTCAACGCTTCCGCGAGGCCGCCAGCCGCCAACGGGGCGCAGCGCGCCCTCGTGCCAGCGGATCAAGTTTGCATCGCGCCAACGGCCCTGCGACTGGTATTCAGTGCCGTTTCTGTATTGGCCCGCGGGTATGTTAAGTGGGATTAACGGCATGTGCCTTCTCCCCCTTTACGGCTTCGTCGGCCAATCGTCATCGGCCAAATCTGGCCAATTCGCATGGGTTGTGATATCACGCAGAGCCTGACGATAGGTTGTCATGGGCGCATCCATCGTTACATCAGTCAGCGCAAAGTAATCTGTTTCAGCAAGCAAACCATCACGCTTGGTGCGATTGCGCTCTGCTTCTGCTGCGTCCAAGGTGGCCTGATACGCCGCCTCATGCTCTGCCTTGGTTGTTGTAACGCCATCTTCTGTGGTGTCAGCAAACATATCTCTGGCGACATATTTCTCTACCCAATCGCCATTTGCGTTTTGCTCAACGCCATCACGAACAGAGCTTTGATATGCTGTTGTCGTAGCCGCTGGGCTTCGTAGCACTGCATCTAAGTTTAGTGCATCTAGAGTTGCAGCTTTCCAGACCCTTGGCAAAGACATGTTGGGGTTAGCTGCCCGCCATTGCCCTTGTGTTTTCACTTCGCCTGTTGTTCTGTTTCGATATTCTGACATGATTGAAAGTCTCCTGTGTCAGTTGATTACGCTATTGCGTAGAAGATGTAGTCACCCGCAGTAAAGCTGCTGGTAATCGTGAAGCCTGACGATAGTGGGTCAATGTAATCCGTGTTTGTCACTTGTGCCGCTGTTGTGTTTAGCAGAAGATACGGATCATTGCCTGACACAATGCCTCTAGTGCTATCCCAGATATACCAATCGCCCGTTGCGTCAGTGCGCTTCAGAAGCACAAACCTAGCGCCTGACGTAAAGCCACAGTCTACATTTGTTGTTCCCGAATGGGTTACTGAACCAACCTTACTTATGCCAGCTAGTGAGGCGAATAGGTAGGCTATGTGACCTAGTGGGTTTTCGTTTACGTCATTTGAACTTCCTAAAGTAAACTCTGTTGCGGTTGGCGTTGTACTATTCCAAGCACTTGTAAGATTATAAGCTGCTGAAGTATCATTCAGCGTTAACGCTTTAACATTTCCTAGTGCAGAATGATAAACCCTCCAAGTGCTGGTATAAGGACGTTGCTTCACCCACATCATCTCAGGTGCAACACCAAGGTTATGACTTACAGTACGCCCTGCTGTTGAGTTGCCAAAGTAAGCAACGCAGTCCATGTAAGAAGGCGCACGCTTCCACATATACGAGTAGTAATTTGTGCCGGGACCGCTAGCGAGAAACCCCGTCATGTCATCGTAGCCAACTCCAGTAGCACTACCAAAAGCTGCCGTTGTATCAAGTTCACCCTCAGTTAAACCCGTCAGGCGTGACGAAACGTATCCTGACGAACCTGATGTAGACTTGTAAAATGCCATGTCAACAGGAAAGCCAGAGGTGAAAAATGGTGCAGAAGCATTCACCGCATCAACAGCAAACACCTCAGTCGCACTCTCAGGCACAGCAGTACCACGGCGAATGGCTATGTAGATGTAGGTGCCATTATCACCTGCTCCAGTTCCCTCTATTCCAGTGCTAGTGATGTTAATGCCAGCGGTATTGTTTTCCGCATTAGAACTCTCTGCTTTTAACAATCTAGCATAAGCAGTTCCTGATCCATTATCAGCAAGTAATCCTCGCATATTATCTGTTAGCTGCCATGAGCCAGTGCCATCTGTAAGTTTACGCAAAAGCCATTGCGGTTCAAATCCAAGATCAACAGACCATGCAGAGCCTGAGTTAGTATAACTCCCACACTTGATAATATCAGCATCACCATCAGGGCCAAAATCACCATCGCCATCGTTGTGGGCGAATAGGTAGGCTACGTAGGTGCCGCCAGATGTGTTGACAACCTCATCACCGGAAACAGTGAATACTGTACTTGTAGGCTCAACATCACCGAATGGTATTGTGGAGTCTTGCGCCGCAGCAGTTGAATTTAACCTTAAAAAGTGCGTTGCGGTTGTAGATCGGTGATAAACAGGCCAATACTTGTCATCGTCGGTGCGTTTAATAAACATTGCGCCAACCGCACAACCTAAGTTATGAGGAATTTCACGCCCCGCAACACCGTTTCCCGTCCAAGTTTGAATATCAAAAAAGCGTTTAGACTTTAAAAATGTCCATGAGGCGTAGTCTTGCCCTGACCCATTGCTGGCGGCAAAAGACCCGACAGAAAAACCGTTACTATTAAAAGCAGTTAATGAACCTGTTCGTGATATTTCGGCATTAGTTAGCTCAGAAGAAAGAGCTTCTTCAGCACCCCTTTCAGTATCAAACAAGAAATGAAAACCCGTGTTGGTTCTTGACTTAATCCAAGTCAGCCCACCTTCGCCACTTAAGTCAATGCCGTTAGTTACAGTTTGAGTAGAGCCATTCCCTGTGTACAAATATGTGCTGAACACATCTTCTACGTTCAGAGCAGCACCACCAGCATTGCCAGCCGCCGCTTGTAATAGCTTTTTCTTCGTAGCCATTTTTTATCCTAACGCTTGTCCAGCCGTGAACCCATACCAGTTTGTGCCGCCATCACGGGAGTAAAACACAAAGACATCCTTTGCAGATGCCGTTGCTGTCAGCGTTGGTGCTGTAGCCGCAGGCCAGTCAACAGCCGCAGGCCAAGTAACCGTGAAGCCACTAGCAGATGCATCTTGGATGATCTCAATGCTGAAGCTGTATGCCGTGCCAGATGCTGGCGGGTTGCTAAATGTAAACGTGGTGTTCTCTGTCAGCGTGTGGCTGAATGCGTTTCCTGCCTCGCAGTTGACCGTTGTGGCATTGGAGCTTGATGTAACAGCGCCGTAGGTTTCGTTGTAGCTATCAACTATTAGCTCGCCAGTGATGTCTACATCGCCTGTGTAGGTGGGAGCCATCTTAGCATCTAACTGCGTTTGGATTGCAGAAGTTACGCCTACGACATAATTTAGTTCTGCTGTGCTGACAGTAGCACCATCAAGGATTTCAAACTCAGTGTTTGTAACGCCGCCAAGCAACGTATCAAGAGCATCCCAGTTACCGTTTAGAAAGCCACCCCAAGCGTCTTCGTCGCCGCCTACGGTTGGCTTATTCCAAGAATAATTCGTCGTTGTCGTAGGCATTATGCGGCCCTCTCTAAATAGTCTGCTTCTGTCCAAGTTGTTGATGGATCAGATGCTTCTGTCCATATGTTAGTCGGGTCGGGTGCGTCTTCCCACTTGTACCTAGCATTCACGACAGGCGTAAACGCGATATTGTCGGAAACCGCAAAAGTCCTTATTCTGATATACCCTATATCGGACGAAATTGAAATAGCGGCGGTCGTTGAGGCCACCACATCGTAAACGCCGTTTGCTGTTGCAGTAAATGCAATCGCAGTTGAGGCCGAAACATTACGCGTTACACCGCCGGAAACGCTCGCGGCAAAAGCAATATTGGCAGACGCGCTGCCTTCCTCAATGCTAATGTTTTTGCCGTAAATATACGACCCGTAGGTGTTAAGCCCGTAGCCAGCTCTAAAGCCGGGAATAACCTCGTATTTTACCGCGCTAACAGAAACAATGCCGCCAAGGCTTATGCTTGCAGACGCATCAACAACGCGCACGCCAGTTGGCTGCGATGCGGCAAAGGCAATGGCGGTGGCCGCTGCTCCGTCTACAATCGTAACGGCAGACGCAGATGCGGAAACGCCAATAACCGCAGAAGCCGCCCCCTGCGTTGTCTCAGGCTCGCCGTATAACCCAGAGTTATAAACCCCTGAGTTATATGTTGAGCGCAAGCCCATTAGCTCGCCGTTACGTCAAGATCGCCCGTAGGAATGCGGAAAACATCGCCGTCGTTAATCGCCTTGGCGGTTGTCAAAGCAGAGTGGATAATCATATTGCCGCCAGATGACGCGTCCATAATGCCGATCCAGCCCACCGTTCCCCAGTTGCCACCGCTTGCCGCAGGAAACTCAATCGACGCAGAGTTTGATGCAGTGTCGCCGGTTACAGTGAATGAGGCAACCTTGCGGGTGTAGCCGTTGCCGGAAACTTCTGTGCCAGCAGCGCCGGTATCCGTTGGATCAGATGTGAACAGGCCAATGTACCAAGCTGTGGGGCGCGTTACGCTGTCGGTGGTCAACAAATACTTTAGCGTACTTGTCTCAAATGCATTTGTTAAAGACATGGATTTCTCCGTTAGATATATCTAGGTGAACCATACACCATTTTCAGATCAGTAGCTAGTAACGCGCATTCTAAGGCCGGAACCAGCAAATCGCGTGTCATCGGACGCCTTTTGCAGCGATTGTAACGCCGCCGCGTAAAGCGCAGCCCAAGTCTGCGTGCGGGCGTCATCCTGCAAATATGGTGCCGACTGAATTAGCGTGCCATATAGATAAACATCCGGCGCATCCAGCAGCAGCCAGTTGGATGCGTTGCTATCGCTCAGCGCTGGCGTCTTGGCGTAATATTGCAGCTGCATCGTGTAGTCAGCATCAGGCGTCGGGAACACCTCAATCGTATCGCCAATGTTTGCGTAAAACCGTGGGCGGCCAGACGTATCCGCTGTCTTCTGCCGATACTCCAGCATGTCATCGCGCGAAACCAGCTCAAGGCGATACGTGTCGCCGGACGTGATGCTAAACCTGACAGTCTCCATCCAATCCGCAGGCATCTGCACATAACGGCTGTCAAGCGTGGCATCTGCGCGCTCGATCATCTTGTAGTGCCGCAGATCACGATTTATGCCAGCCTCTGCCAGCGAAATAAAATCAGGAATGACAGACGTTAGATCATCGCGGTTTAGCCAGCTGGCTATCGACGTCTTTAGCTCTGTGTATGTTGTTATGGGCATTGTGTTGCCTTTATCATTGTGTTAACATTCACCTTTAAATGGGAGAATAGCATGATTGACGAAAATGATACAGAACTTGATCTAACAGATCCGCTTGTTGCAGGAATATTATCTTTGGCGTTTATGATACAAGGCACGTCAGATGACTTGCCGCCAAACGTCATGGAGGTAATACGCGATATTGTTGACGAAGAGCGCAATTAATAATTCCTCAAGTAATTCATCAGCAAGCCTTGCGCGTATTCTATCGCGGCCGGCCGACCAAGCTGCTTTTCCAGATCCATAAATGTTGAGCTTTCTTCAACAAACTGCTGATCCATAAGCTGGCTTGTGTTTGGGTTCATCGTAAACACGCGCTGGTCTGAGGGAAGCGTATAGTCTCGCGGAGGCGTGTTAGACCCGAAGCGATAACCGCTTTGCAAT